AGGTCGTCGTTGATCAGGTCCGTGCGTGTGACCACGAACATCTTGCCGTAGGTCTTGGCCTGGTTGGTGAAGCTGTCCTCGCCGATCTGCCCGTGCTTGAGTTCACCGGTCGGCCCGACCTCCTCGTACTCGAAGGCCCCGGTCAGCCGGTAGCTCGTGACCGTCTTGAAGTCGCGGACGTTGCGGACCGAGCAGATCCGCCGCCAGGTGCTCTCGACGCCCTCGAAGCCCTCCAGGAGGAACTTGTTGGCGATGTTCGACAGGATGCCCGGCAGCCGGAACGTGCTGAAGGCCGCCCGAAGCGTGCCGTCCATATCCGCCCGGAAGCTCCGCCCCTGGTAGCCGTTGGCCCAGGCCGCCTCCAACAGAAGCTCCTGGAGTCCGATGCCCCGGCGGAACCGCTTATCAGCCGCCTCCAGGGTCTGATCGGAGAAGCCGCAGCCCTCGGCCCTGATCCCACCGGCCATGCAGACGGCCGCCGCCAGGACCTCATCGGTCAGCTTCTGGTCGGGGATAATGGCGTTGGGGGCCTTCGGCCGCTCGGCCCGCATGACCTCCAACTCCGTCCGCGTCACGTCCCAGCCCTCGGCAATGGCCTTGGCCGCGATGTCCGGATGGTCCTGGCCGCAGACCTCACCGACCTTGACGATCCGCTCATGCTCGGCGGCCGCCTTGGCCCGAAGGTCTTTGACGAAATCGCCGGCGTCGGACGCCTCGATCTTCTCAGTCGGCTTGGCAGCCGCCGTCGGCGCAGGCGTCACCGGGTCGGCCGTTGCCGCAGCCCTGACCTGTCCTTCATCCTGGGGCGTTTCCTGTGCTTGCGATTCCGACTCTTGATTCTTTCCCTTCTTCATGGATGTCTCCTTCGATTTTGCGGCGACTTTGACCGATGTGTTTCGGTCCGCGCCAAGATCAACAAAGCTGATTTCGGCCAGGACCGCTTTTCGCGCGACATAGACCGGGCCCTTGAACTCTCGCCCGTTGACCAAGACACTCTGGTCTTCCGGGATGAACTCGCGTTGAAGCACGGATGCCAACATGCTGGCCTGCCACGGGAAGCCCTTCTTCGCCGATGAGACCACCTCTCTCGCCTGCTCGGTATCCCGCGACACTACGCCCTCGGCCATGAGCTTGCCGTCCTCGATGGCGATCCGTGTCGTGTGCCCGACACCCGCACTGGTATCGTGCTGGAATCGCACCGGCAGGGACTGCGATGGGATCGTGATACCCGCCAGATCGGCCACAACCGGATACTGCCAGTACGCCAGACGCATGGCGTCGCCGGTGTATGCCACCATGCGAAACGTCGGCAGCTTGCCCTCTCCGCCGCCGGCCGCCTCGATGGATAGTGCGCCCGGCTCGCTGAGAAGCTGCACCGACTGCTCGGCCGCCTCGATGACGCTGTCTGTCTCGGCATTACGCTGCACGGCTGTTCTCCTTGAGCTTGGGTCGGGCGTTCTCCTGCTCTTCGTCGTCGTCCCTGTTTTCGGTATCACTGCCGGGGGCGGTCTGTGCCGTACTCAGGCCAAGCTCCTTCATCAGGGACACCTCGGCCGCCCGCTGTCGGATCTCCACCTCCCAGTCCTTGCCCTGCCGGGCGTACTCGGCCGCCAGTGTGGTGGTATGATTGCCCAGCCGTGTCGCCTGTGCCGTCGCCTCTTTGGCAGGGTCCACGTGCTCGTGGCCATCCCAGAACCACGTATGGCCCATGTCCGCCAGGTCCGCGGCGTCCAGTCGAACACCGTAGACCAGCGCTGCCTCGGCCAGCCATGCCGCGAAGATACGGTCCAGAACGACCTGCTCGCAACGGGCCTGATCGACCCGGATGGCCTTGTAGTAGGTCTGATGATCGAGTCGGCCCGAGGAGTAGTTGTAGCCGCTCGAATTGCAGGCGACGATGTTGTACGGAAGATTCAGGCAGCGGCCTATCTCATTGAGAATTTCCCGCTTGCCCATGTCGTAAGTCGTCCCGGGTTGTTCGGCCTTGATCTGGGAAGGTTCCCAGCCTTCGGGCGTGAAGACCGCCATGTTCGGGGCGAACTCCATCTCCATCATTGGTTCGACTTCGGCCGCCTCACCGCCGGCCGGGGCGTTGGTCTTCATCAAGACCGCCAGATTCGCGGCGCTCTCGGCTGCTCCGATGACCGCCAGGGTGTATCGGCGAAGAAGGGCAAACAGCGGCAGGGCCGGTGTGATCTCGGGGATACCCCGATGCTGGCCCGGCCGGTCCGCACGGAACCAGTGGATCACGCTCTCGGCTTTGATCGTGCTGTACTCCTGGGAGGCGCCCGCCATGGCGCCACCGCCCGGATGGCGCTTGAGGACGTGGTATGCCTTCGGATTGCCGAACGGGTCGAAGGCGATGCCATCGACAGCATCCGGATCGAACGACAGGGTCGGCGTCGTCACCTGATCGGCCTCGATGAGCCTGACATCGAGCGTGATGTCATGGCCCAGGCCCCTATTGTCGAACAGCACCATGAACGACTCCCCATCCTGCGCCCGGGCCATCCGGGCCGTATGGAGCTTCTCGGCCAGCCTCACCGCCCGCGACCACGAGTCGAACGCATCCTCCAGGAGTGCGTTGACCGGGGGGTTATCCGTCAGTAGTTGCAGCCGTGGGCCGGTGCCGATGGTGTCGTTGGCCAGGGTCAGGACGATCCCCTTGGCGTAGCTGTTGTTCGCCACCTCGTAGCGGGCCCGGTTGCGGAGTGTCTGGCGGACATCGGCGGAGGCGGCCGCGTCGGCCGACAGGAAATCGGCGTTCGCCCAGTGCCGGCGGTTGTCGGGCGTGGTCTGCGCGGCGTCGAACTTGGCGCGAACGACCATCATCCGGCCGCCGTCGGCCTTGACCTTCGCTCGTTTTGTCCGCCGCCAGAATCCCATCGCTTACACCGTCCCTGGGGGTACGATCTTGACCCGCGTAAAGCCCTTGGTGAAATCCGTCCGCGCCTCGTTGGCCTTGAGGTACTTGTCCGCCGCGATCTGATCCTGGAGCGAGTGCTGAGACGTGCTGACACCGTCGGCCGCGGCCTGCTTCGGCCCTTCGGCGTTCTCTTTGATGTTGTCCTTGAGGTCCACTGTCATACTTGCAGGGGATGGAATCGAACCAACCGCGTCAGGCGTATGAAACCCGACAGCCCACCAGGGCTTCCCTGCAATGACCCGACCGAGGTCGGGAGCAACCCAGCCCCGCGCAAAAGAAAAGGCCACACGAGTACACGGCCCCGTGTGGCCCATTCCTTGTATCGCGGCGGGGATCAGCCGACGCGACGCGGTATTCAGTTGTTCACCGTGTGATTATCGGCACGGCGTATGGGATGCAAGTCATTTTTGCCGAGTTTTTGCCCGTGATCGGGAAAAAGTGCTACATATAGCACTTTCGCCGTGTTCACCCGTCAGATTTCGGCCCCCGTTCGTATGTCACCAGCCTCCGGCCGCAATATCGGCATTGGCGGTATCGGATGATCTTGCCCACAGTCCGCCTCGTGGTAACGACGTGTAATTCCGCACATCCGCATTTCGGACAGGTCACGCCCTTCGGCTCATCGTCCGGGGGCCATTTCTTGCGTCCGTCGATCATATCGTGCGTCTCCGCAGGTCTTCCTGAGTGTACCGTTTCCGCTGCCGACGCGCCGTATCGCCCTGGCCAGGGGCCTTGATGCCCACCATAGATGCGCCTACGGCACAGCCAACGAGGCAGTCGAACCAGTGGTTGTCTGGCCGTTGAGGTTTGATCCGCCATTCCTGAACCGTCCGGCCATGACCCTCAGTCACGGTATAGAACTCCGAGTCCGCCACGTGTTCGGCAAAGAGCCGGTGATATTCAGGGGCCGACCCAAACAGCGCCAGCGAGCCGCGGTCTCCTGGCGCTGTCGCCAGCCGGGCGTGGGTGAAGCTCTTCCAGAAGTTGGCGTCAAAGGCCACATGACGGAATTCGCTGGACTTCGAGACGTTCGGCACATACCAGTTGTGCCCGTGCACCTCACCGGGGCGTCGCTGATAGGCGATCATCGGCTTGTTCCCCGCCCGAAGGCCCATCCCTTTGCTCAGCAGCAAGGCGGCGCCCAGTTTGACGACCACGGCGTTGCAGACGCCCGGCAGATAGCCGCTGTCGATCAATAGCCGGTCCATGCGCAAGGCTGCCCCATCCGTGCGTTTCCATTGCCGGCCAAGCAGATCGGCGGCCAGCTTCTCCAAGCCCGCCTGGATCGATCCTTCCCGCCCGGCCCCCTTGAACACCGTGCCCAGCGTTCGTTTCGCATCCCGGAGAGTAAAATATAGCCGCTTCTGGTCGGGAAATGTGCCATAGTCGATGACGTAGCCGGTGAAATCGTCCTCCCAGGCGCAGACGCAGTAGAACAACAGGCTGTCGTGAACGTCAATGAAACCCGTGACCCGTGTGGCGGCCAGAGGCACTTGGCTGCGGGGGCGGCCCGTGACATGCTCCGCCACGTGATCCGGACTCAGCCGTCCATCGTCGAATTGCTCGGTCAACACCTCGTTCTGATACTCGGCGGCGAACGCCTCTTCGTCACGGAACTTGAGGTTCATCGCGTGCTGCAAGGCAGACACTTCGGTCTTGGGATCGTACCGCTGGGGCCAGGCCACGACCGACCCGGCGTCCATCGCC